GTCCTAGCCTTTCTAGGATGTCTTCGTACCGATGAACGAGATTCTTTGGCCAGAATCCCGTGAGGTCGTCGCCACAGACATGGTAGCTACTTTTGTTCGCGCCAGCTTTCCAGGCAGCAAAGCCGTTGAGGATGGATAAGATGGTCCAGGTTGGTCCTAAACCCATGTGGATACCGCTAGACGTAGCGGTCCCATCGGGTAAGACCTTGGACCCGAAGAGTCGCTCCACGACGGGAATATCGTGAGGCCGGTTCAGTTTATGGCATATTTGTACTGCCACGAACTTCGCCAGCTTATGATCGATATAATCCGTCGCGGCCGAGAGATCTGCGCTGTAGAGCAGTGAATGACGATTCACTGGCTTCAGGCGTACCTCTAGGTTGCGGAGCATGCTCTTCGACGTGACGCAATTCGCCAACTTCTTAAGCCAAAGTTGGTTGATGCGCCTCGCGTTGAATACCTCCTCGGCGGGATGAAGCGTCACTATGCGATTCTTGCCCCCCATTTCGTGTATGGGGAGTGCACGTAGTGACGGCTGTGGATCCACGAGATATTTATGGACAAACTCCCCTCCTGGTAAGGAGCCACGACCCATAGCCATATCCGCGACATCGTCGATTTCCTCCATGAGGTAATCGATGGGTGTCTCGGAGATGACTCCGGTGACTAGTTCCTTGTAGGTTGGGTTTGATTGCCCATTGTACATATCTTCGATGGACTGCAGTTTATCCCTCATTTGCCGTTCTTGCAACGCCACTGCAGTGCCTCCACTCTTCCGAGAGTGCGTGAGGCAGGAGTGATCGTTCGGGATCGGCCAGGGTGGGATATCTTCGTCGGTGTAAGGAGTGAGAGGGAGTTGATCTATGTAACGCCGTAGATCCTCGTAGAGCGTGTTGTCAACTCTACGAACTCCCTTCCACCTCCTTTCAGCCTTCGCGACTGCTTCCTTATCATCCTCGGCTGTGAGGTGCCAGTAGACGGAGCGGGATAGGGTGCTTGCGAGGAATTCCTTGCGAGCAGCGGTCTCATTCGTTTGCCGGTGCATCACCCGCTCCCTCCAACGGTGGGTGTCCTGTTTGAGAGAGGACGGACCACATTGGAGGGTTCGGTTGAGGAACGCGACAAAGTTCAACAAGTGCTTAAAGTTCCTGGGAGAGGAGAAGTCTCGTACTTTCCCGAACCTGAGGGCGTAAGCGCTTGCCAGAGCCGTGTAGTGTGACTTGACCGAGCGAAGTCGAAGTCGGTAAGTGGAGCTGCCACCTTCACAAGATAGAACTAAGTTCTTGAACCTTGTGACACTCGGATGGGGATCAGAATTTTGGATAGTAAGACCTGTATGGGCATATCCTGTTTTTCGGATCCTTGAGGCGAATCGCCGGAACTTCTTCCAGGAGATGGGAATCCCCTGGTAGTTCTGACGGTTCGGCCGAGTGCGCGGCACCAG